TCCTCAATTTGACGCTGCAGCCGACTGACGGAACGCTGGGAACTGACGATGTGATCGTTTTCGGCGTATGGCTCGAGTATACCAGAAAGGCGCTGACCGCCTAATCATCGAGATCTGATTATCGAGATCTGGCAACTGGAAACAACTTAATTTCAATTACAAATATGAGGTGAAAAAATGCCAACAGCAAAACAAGGATCAGCGATATACCGGCCCGACTTAGGCCAGGCGGTAATGGAGTTCGTTGAATCGGCCATGATGGGATATATCGGCCTGAAGGTGATGCCGATTTTTCGGACGATTGAACAGGCGGGGGTTTACCCTGTGATCCCCAAAGAAGTCCTTCTCAAAATCGAGGAAACGCACCGGAGGCCGCGCGGAACTTACAACCGGGGCAGCTGGGAGTATGAACGCGGCCAGTACAGCACCGGCGAACACGGCTGGGAAGAACTGGTCGATGATTCCGAACGCTCCCTTCTCGATCAGGAGGCCCCCGGCACCGCGGATTACGTGGCCACCGAGCGCGCCATGAACTATATTCTCAGGGGCCAGGAAAAGCGGATTGCGGGTACGATTTTCAATTCCAGCAATTTCACGGCCAACGCTGTCACTACCGAATGGGATACGGCGGCGACCTGCACGCCCATCGATGACGTGTCGGACGCGATTTCCGCGTTCAGAAAACAATGCGGCATGTTTCCCGATGCGTTGATTCTGCCGTGGAACAATTACGTTTCGGCGAAAAACAGCGATCAGGTGGTGGACCGGATCAAGTACACGTTTCCCGGCATTGATATCTCGAACATGGGCCCGAGGGTCTTGGCTCAGGCGCTGGGGGTTCCCGATGTCTGGGTCGGCGGGGCGATCTATGATTCCACCGGGGAAGGGCTGGACGCGACCATCGCCGACATTTGGGACGATGAGTACGCCGCGCTGGTGAAGGTGAATGCAAGCATGAATATCAGCCAGCCCTGCGTGGGCCGCACTTTTCTATGGACTGCCGACAGCCCGCAGAACGCGATTGTCGAGGAATACCGCGATGAGGAACGCCGAAGCGATGTTTACCGGGTGCGGCACAATGTGGGTGAAGTGCTGATGCAGAGCAAGAACAGCAGTGGATCGGTTGTCAGCAACATTTCGGCGGCTTGTGTGTATCTGTTCAGCAATTTGCATACTTAAAAACCCTTATAAAAACGGGGTGAATTAGAGGGGTGAATTATGTTGTTTGATGAATTGCGCCGGCATCTCTCCGAGCAGGAGAAATCGGCGATAAATTACCTCGAAAGCATCGGTTATCAGATTTTTACCGAAGCGAGGATGGACGACTGCAAAAAGAAGGACGGAAAGCGCGTTAGAACGTTTGCAGCTCGCGGGCGTTATGACCTGTTAATCGGGCTAAAGTCGATCAATGGCAGGCCGGCGCCGATTGCGGAAGTGAACGAACAGCCGGAAGAAATCGCGGAGGAAGAAGGCAAAATTATTGGCGATAATTTCTGGATGGATCGCGATCGATGGATCCGGATGAATCGCGACGGCTTTTTCGTTTTAGTCACTGAAGAAGCGATCGACGATTTGAAAGCGGCGCCGGAAGACGTTCAAGAAGAAGTTCAGGAAAAATTTTTGCGCTTTTTTGACGCCGAAGACTGGCCGATATGACAACGGCCCTTGATACCATCGAGCAGCGCGCGGCGTTAGCGATTGCGACGCGATTTTTTACGTCCGCAACGTTTATGCCGCGTGTTGGCAATCCGGTGACGTGCAGCGCATATGTTGCGCGCGAGCAGGATCTGCAGCCGGTCGGATACAACTCGGTTGCAGATATCAAGCTAAAAACTGTTGTTTATCTCAAATCTGAAATTGCAGATTCTTTGATTGAGCCAGGCGCATATTTTACGATTGATTCGAACAAGTACACTATCGAGGCGCCGGCGGAAAACGACGGTAATATTTTAGGCCGAGTGATTATTCGCGATGAAAATTGAATTGAGCAAAGCGGATTTGGCTAAAGTCAATTTAATGCTGGGCGGCGTTAAAAACGGGGCTCCAAAGGTTTTGACACGTTCGATTAATAAAACACTGACGGGCGTCAGATCGACTACGAAAAAAGAAATTGTGAAGCATTACAATCTGACTCAAAAGCGAGTTGATAAAAATTTGACCACCAATAAAGCGACTTGGTCAAAATTATCGGGTTCAGTGGTGGCCAAGGGCAAACCCTTAGGGCTACTGAGTTTCTCAGGCACTAAGCAGACAAAAAAAGGCGTTACCGGAAAAATTTTAAAAGAAAAATCCCGGCGGTTTCTGATCAAAAGCGCGTTCATCACAAGGGCCGGTATCGTAAGAAAAAAATCGGGAGAAAAACCTCGAGGAGTATTTCGTCGAGCTGGAAAAAAGCGATATCCGATTCATAGATTGACAGGACCTAGAATAGAAGACGAATTCGCAAAACCTAGAACTTATAACGCGGTCACTGATTACGCGCAGAACCGAATCACAAAACAAATGGGTCACGAATTGGATTTTGAGTTGTCAAAATTATGAGCGATACCATTCGAGAAAGCATAATCGCCAGCATTACAACGGCGCTTGCAGATATCAGAACGGCCAGCGGTTACAACACGGACGCGGGGCGGCTTGTCAGACGCGGCATTCCTATCACGGATCAAGATCAGATGCCGGCATTATCGGTTTTGCCCCTGACCGAAGAAAATGAACCTCTTTCCGGGCGGCACTATTTGGCGATGCGTTTTAGAGTCGACGGGATTATCAAGTACACTAGCAAAAACCCCTCCGTTGTCGGCGAGTTGCTGTTAGGGGATATTATAAAACGAATGACAAATCGGTCATTATCGGCTGTTCATGGTGGATACGCGGACCAGTTACAATATGTTGAGGGCGGGATCGAGGATTATCCGGAACCTGGACAGTACTCGGTCGCGGTCTATGCCACTTTCGAAATCAAATACAAAACCAATTTAGGTGATCCATACAACCAGTAAATAGAGAGGTGATCAAATGCCAACAGCATCAGACGCAATATTATATTACGAATCAGGTCAAACCCCGGTCGACTTCGAGTTGCTTACCAACGCGGCGGCCGATTATAAGGATTTCAAATCGATTGCAACGCTCTGGAGCGGGCGCAGCGGCCACGTCCCGGTAGTGCGGCCAAATGGTTTGGTATCTGGCGGCGCGATAATACCGGCAGTCAGTGGAACGAATAATTTGATCGATACAGCAGCGCTGACTTGCTATATCGCCGGAACCTTGACGTCAGTTGCGGCAGATACAGACGTCACGGTCAACCGTCCCACAGTGAGCAATTATCAAAAACATTCGGTAACGGTGACGGCGGGCGGCGCGATTGCAGTCGTGGAAGGTACCGAAGGGTCGAGTTTTTCGACAACGCGCGGCGCAGCGGGCGGACCGCCATACATTGATAATGACGCGATCGAAATCGGTCAAGTATGGTACAGTGCGCAGGCAGCGGCAGCGGTATTGTCAAGCGAAATTTATCAGACGACTGGAACGCATCGCGAACGTTACGATTATCCTGTCTGGACGGTTGAACATTCGGATATTGTCAACGGCGTTATCGGTTATGCTGGCGTATTGTTTCAAAGCGCGTTGCAGGCGATTCACAGCGAGGACGCCGGAACGACAGTCGCCGGAAAGCTGGTATATGCCAGCTATGAGACGCCGTCATTTGCGGAAATCGTTGACGCATATGATTTCGTTCCGCCGGCAACGGCGCATTCGGTCAATTCGACGCAAGTTTACGGACGGACCAAGGCAGCCAAAAGCTCCAGCTTGAATCAGGGTTCTTTTTCATGCCATTTGACTGATGGCGTCACAGACGGCCTGATGTCATTCGTTGACGCAAATCTCTGGTTTAAATTTATGCCCGATCGCAACAATACGCCCTATATGTTGTGTCAGGGATCATTGGGGGTCGTAAATCAATTTCCGGCAGGCGACAATATCGGTGCAAATTGCACCATTACGTCAGAGGTCACAGCGGATAGAGTCAGCGGATAATCATCAAAAACCGTAAAGGGGGGTTAGCATGGGCTTTGATGCTGCTAAATTTGCCGCTGCAGATTGGCAGCGGCGCGTCATCGAGATTCCAGTTCCAGCGTTGAAAGATTTTTTCGGCAAGGATGAAAAACCGATCTGGAAAATTCATAGTTTAGAAGGCAAGGAGGTTGCACAGGCAAAACACGCAAAAGAGCGCAATATTCGCGTTAAAGCAGCAGTTGAAAAATTTTCCGAAATGTTGTCACAAGATCCGAAGAAAATTAAAAAAACGATCGGCGACATTTTCGGCAACATCGAATCGGATTCTGATATCGCGTGGCGATCGGAACTGATGATATTAGCGAGCATCGAGCCAAAAGTGGATTACTCGACAATCGCCCAAATCAACAAATACCAGTCAGAAACGTTTTACTTAATCACTAATAAAATACTCGAATTAATCGGTTTAGGATTCGAGCCGGGAAAACTCAAGCCCTCTGGCGGGACCAAGAAGTCCAAACAGCATTAAGTTTATGCGACGTCAGAGGGCGTTTTTTATTTGAAGTGCGCCCTGATTTGTTCCCGGAAGGCTATTTGACGCGAAACGAGCTTGAATTATGGGGTCAATATTATCAGCGGAAAAAGGATTTAAAGTAAATGGCTGATCTCGAAAAAACTGTTTCTATCATTTTTGAGGGCGATGACCGAGTCGGAAAGTCGATATCCGGCATTTCAAGCAATCTCGAATCCCTCGGAGGAAAAGCGGTTTCAGCGACGCAACCGCTAGCTGATTTGGCAGATAGCGCGTTACAGCTCGAAGCTGCCCTGTCGGCACTTGTGGCCGGCGGATTGGCGCTTGCATTTAACGCGTCAACTAATTTTGAAACGTCGTCAGTCAGTTTGTCAAAAATATTAGGAGATCAGCGAGACATTATCGGCGAGGTCGAGGGGCAAATGCTCGATCTTTCGAACGAATATGGTATCGGAGCGGCGGCTTTGTTGGATTCAACGACGGATTTTAAACGGGCGGGTTTTGAAGTCGTCGAGTCGATGGGATTGGTTGAGACGGCGGTCGGGCTAATGATCGGGGCGAGCGAGGCCGAATTAGATATGGCTCGATCGACGGAAATCATTATTGCGACGTTAAAGGGGTTCAAGGCGCCGGCAGAAGAGGCCGGACGGTTAACGGATATTCTGAATAAAGTTTCGAATGAATATGCAACGAGCGTTAGCGAACTCGGGACGGGCATGGCGAATCTAAGTCCCGTCGCGGCAAAAATGGGGTTTTCGTTTGAAGAAACAGCCGGAATATTGACGCCGGTCATTGAAATTTTTAGATCAGGAGACGAAGCATCGGTCGCATTACGAACCGGTTTGTTAAAATTAATCGACGATGCGGCGCCGGTCAATGACGCATTGGCGGCAATCGGGGTATCACAGAAGAACGCAAACGGTAGTTTGCGGTCGGGGCGCGATATTCTATTTGATGTTGCAGAGGCGTTTAAAACGGCCGATCAGGATCAAAAATTATTTCTTGCAGCGCAGCTGGTCGGGATCCGGCAGGCGGCCAAGATGGTCGAAGTTTTCGACGGCCTGGCATACACAACGGAAATAACGAATGTTGCATTAGGCGCGACGGGGTCGATTGCTAACGAGGTCGCTCAGCGTCTGGAAACGGCGCAGATTTCAGTTGATCGATTCAAAACCGGTTTTGTCAATCTGGGAATCGCCGTCGGCGACGAATTCAGAGTCGCTGCAAAAGAGGCGATTGACGGCGGCACGGCGATTGAAAATGTTTTTGAAACGATGGTCAGAAGCGGTACCTTTGAGCCGGTTTTTAAGGAAATTAGAAATTTCGCGGAACGATTAGGGGTTGATTTAAACGATATCGCGGCTGCAATGCCGGATGCGTTCAAGCTGGTCGATTGGGATCCGTTGATTGACTCGGTTAAAGGTTTAGGCGGAGAGTTGGTTGATTTGTTCAATGCGTTTTTTGGAGACATTAATTTGACAACGCCTGAAGGGTTGGCGATCGCGATCAACAAGGTTGTTAACGGCGGAACGGCATTGACAAACGTCGTCGGCGGGATCCTTGACGCGTGGGAGCCTTTCGTTCGCGCAATCAGTAAGGGAATCGATAAGTTTACGGAATCAGACGAAGAGGTACAAAACCTGGTCGGGCAATTTCTCGGATGGAGCCAAGTAATTAACAAGGTCGCGAGCAATATCGGAATTTTAACGGGAGCGCTGAGCTTGATCGGCGGCGCGCTATCTCTATTAGCAGCGACGAATTTAGTCAACACTATCGCTGCATTCAAGGCATTTTCGGCGGTAATCGGAACGGCAGCGATCGGAGTTGGGCAATTTTTCGCGGTGATAGGGGCTCCGGTTGCAGGCTGGGCGATCGGAAAATGGTTGCGTGAAAACATACCGATAGTTAGAGAATTCGGCGACTCGTTGGGCGGACTGGCGTTTAAAATCATCAATTTTGGTGATGACAGCGTTGAGGCGGCCGAAAAACAGGCGGCACATACGAAGGCAATGGGAGATGCGGCGGTCGCGATGGTTCGGGCAAAAGAGGCGGCGGGCGAACTCCCATCACAACAGACGACCGAGATATTAGTCAAGGGAAGCCAAGCATATCAAGACGAATTTGAAACTATACTTAGCGAGATAGAATCATTTCCCGAAGAGAAAAGCACTGAGATCGCGGCGGCCGTTGATGAACGGAGTTTCGAGCAGGCGAAAAATTATATCATTGAGACGGGCGAAGATGGATTGACAACAATCGTATTTGCTGAGCCTGACAAACTAAGCTTTGAAGAAACGAAAACCGAAATCGAAAAAATACCGTCGGAAAAAGAGCTCGAAATTAAATTGCAGGGCGAAATTGACAAGGATATTGCGAGAATTGAGGCACAGGCTGAAACTTTGCAGGCTTCATTCGAATGGAAGGCCAAGGTTGACATTGCCGAAATTGAGGCTTTCCGGGATATGACGGTTGCGATTTCTGAGAACGTAGCGGAAATGTTTGCTGGAACTGGCGACGTAATAATAGCTATGACAAAATCATTATCCGAGTTGTCATCATGGGAATTTTTGCAAGTATTTGAACAAATTGAACTTGAAGGCAAACGGCGAGACGAACTGCTTACAATGGAAAAGGAACTGACGAAAGCCCAAATCGAATACATGAACGCTCGCACAGCGGCACTAAAGGGCGGAAATCCGCTGGTCACGATTCGCGGCGAAAATTTGGAGCCCGAATTGCAACTGGTATTAAGTCGAATCATCGAATTGACGCAGATCGAAGCAACCGAGCAGGGCCTTGAATTCTTAGTTGGAGTTTAAAAAATGATCGCAATATCAAAAATGACTTCCGGCGATTCGATTATTATC